GTTTTGGACCAGATTGCTTAGATGGAGCCCAGAGACGAGCCAAGTGTGATCTCCAAGCCAATCAAAAATGAACCCCATTACATACTAACCAGCGTTTGCAAGTCCTTAATGCCGAATGCTCAAAGGCGGGATTTGCACTTCACTGTAGTTGACGAAGACCGTGTCGATGTCAACTGCACCCCAGAGCGAGGTGCCGTCTCACTACTACTGCCTCTCGCCGTTGACGGAAATGGCAACCTCCCGGTAGTCCAGTGTAAGTGCATTAAAGCCTGCATTAATGCTTGTTCGCGGTGTTGCACCCCCTAAGTTGACGCTGACACTGCTGCTGTCTCAGACTTCCTCGAGTTCGTCAAGGTCTATGCACGAGATAATTTTAAAACACATGAAATTTCTTCCTTAGAGGAGCTGCGCCTTTAGGCTCTCCTGTGGTTGGAAAAACAACCTAAGAGCCGTGGCCAAAAAGACAAAATCAGGCGGGAATTCTAAGCGGCCCTAGACAAAGACGGATCTAAGATAAGCCTGCAATGCGATGGTTTCGTTAAAACTGAGCCCCTAGCAGATAACCGCGTTAGACTAATCCAATCTGTCATCAACGCTACTCGGATGCTCCAGCAAGGCGCTTACCCTCATCTTGCTGCTCAGGTGTTTAGGAACAGTCACATGGTCAAGCACATGACACCTGACCAATTTAAAGAAAGGATCACAAGCATGGTCTAGAAGTACGCGCTGTTTAGAACGAATGACGCCAACGCTTTCGACGCCTCTCAGCGTTCAATGATATCCCAAGTTGAGCAGATTCTTGTTAGCCAGATTTGCGGTGACCTCGTCGGAGATGCATGGCCACACATTGCCCTTAGCTCCATAGAGCTCACATTCAAAGGCATGCGCATCTTTACACCTTACTAAATGCCCAGCGGGAAGATCACCACCTCTCTCACCAACACGTTCCTCTAATTCCTGATAGTGACTTGGTCAATGTCCAAAGCTGGACTGCGCCTTTACGAGGATTACGATTTCCTC